TTTGTACGCATTCCGTTGTTTCCCGATCGAGAAACACTCTTCTGGTTGCTGATGTGCTTGACATCTGCTTGTCGGAATCCTGCGATTCCTTCTTTGAAAACGCCCATGTCGAAGTTCGTAGTCATTGGTGGTCTGAAGACTCCCAATTTACAATCATCAGCAAAGGCAGTGAAAATCTTCAGCTTATCAGCTGTCGTAATCACACTTAAAGTTCCCGAACTAATGGGTGCTACGCCATGTGTACTGGCTGTGTAGCAAAAGTTGAAGTGGGTTTGAAAGGGGCACGAGACATCAATATAATCCTGATTATTCAAAGGATACAAGACTTCTCTTGGGTAAAGGCCCGTAAATGCTGAGGCTGATGTTAATTCAAGACCGCGGTATGTAAACACTCCGTGGTCAACAGCGTCAATAACAGGTACTCCAGGTAAGGTGGAGTCCAAGTTCAAATACGGTGCAAATACAACCTGAGGAAGCTTATTTCCTTCAATAAAGATTCTATACTTTATTCCTCCGGCCCAGCCAGCAAACAAATCCGCAAATTGTGATCTTGGTTGAACAGAAAAATTGTAAACTTTGAAAGTCTCCCCATTCTCTGAAAAACTAGATTGAACATTAAACGAATCCAAGCTCCAATCATCAACGGGTACCATCTTAACATACCTTCTCGTCAGTTCCAAAACATCCGTGACAGTGAACTCAAACTTTCGTCCGAGCTCAAGCTTACACGGAATATTTGGCCGATCGTTGGTGTCAGTTTTCGTGATTACCGTTTCATCAACTCCAGCAACATCATCAGTAGTTTCAGCTTTCTCGTCCTCTAAAACAACTGGATCGGGTCCTTGGGCTATCATTGGAACAGGTTGTGGACCTGACCAACGTCTGATCTTTATTGGAATCTCACTAGCCGTTAGGTCTACCCATGTCATCCAGTCTTCAACAGGCCCTCCTTCAACAATGAAAGTAACATCGCCATTCACTTCAATTTGAATGAAGTTAATGGTATCAGTTCTTTCAACCGTCTGCGTTCCAGACAAATTGTTGATTTCCAAATCGACTGCTCTAGGTGAAAGGATTTCATATACACTGGTGCTATAGGGAGCGGGTTCTGTCAACCAACGTGTTTGTTCGGCTGTGTACCTCAAGACTCTACCTTCCAATGTTTTGAACGGAGCTCTTGTCCATCTGTTATGGTTAGGAACTCTGTGTTCAAACTCATAAACGGCTCGAGGTGCATAAAACAAACGGTTGTTCCAAGTCATTGGAGAAACCGCTCTTGGTACAGCAAGTTTCACGTTTTCAAAGTGAACAAACATCAACAGGTCATAATATGGTGCAACCGTTTCAGGAGCAACCAAGCCATTATTCACCACCAGAGCAAAAGTACCCAAAGAGTAATTTTGCACTGGGTCAATAGATCCCTCGCCTTCATAAGTACGCAAGAACTCAGTTTGTGCATTGAAAGGTACTGTCAACTTTCCAATGTAGTTCGTTCCGTTCTCATTTGTCGAATAGGAAATAATAGATGAAAGACTGACTGAGGTTGATCCTTCTGTAACATCCGGGGCTCCATAACCAACTAACGCTTGCACTCTTGAAGAGGCAAACTTTGTTATACATCCAATAAAGGTGAAAACAATGTCTGCTCTCCAAAAATGAAACGAATTCAGTAATGCCAATATCAGCGGGATTCCGCCTCCTTCAGCAATCCCCAACCTTGTGTTCAAAGCCACTTTCACCAGAACAGTTCCTGGAATAGCTGTCTTCGTCACTCTCTTCGTTGTCAATAAACAATCTTTACTAAGTAAATTAGCAAATTTTGTTTCTTCAGGCATGAAAATCTCACCTGGTTCACGAGAGAGAGCCGACGGATACAATTGTAAATCACGTGTAGGTCGTACACCATGAGACACAGCCATTCCTGGGAATGCTTGTTCTACAGGTATTGCTCCTGAACTCAAAGGGGGGGTTGTCAAAAGGCATTGGCACCGATACGTCCGGTGATATGTCCTGTTTTGCGCTCGATCCTCCTTCAATATGAAAATCCTGAACGGGCAAATTTCCTCCAGCAGTAAAATTGGTGTTATTCACTACTGAACTTGAATTGCCTTGTGCTTCAAAATTCACATCCAAAAGTTCGTCCATGTCTTCGTCTCCAGCACTCTTATAGAATTTGAAATTTGGTTCCCCGACCACTAATGGTCTTGGAATCATAAATTCAGCATCCGGAAAAGCGCTGTAGACTGAAAAATCTACCGAATCTGCGTTCGCCGATGCTTCTGCCGTCAGAGCTGCCATTGGTGTTATAAAAACTGTTCCTAAAGACTCCGTTCCTGTTGCCATTGTGTTCATCACTGATCTCAAATATACATAAGGGATCCTCAGGGTATAAGTTGCACTTTGGTCAGGCATCATGAATACATGCTGTGTCATAGTTATGTTCGCTAATTCGATTTCATAACTAGCCAAAGGCACAAAATACATAACTGCCATCCCTTGCTGTTGAGCACTTCCATTAATTTGTACTATGATCTCAACATCTCCGTGCCAGAATGCAAACCTTGTAAAAGGCATATTCTGCAAATTCCCTGTGTCTCCTTCTTTCAAAATACCAAAAGGTACATCAAAAGATGCAATCGCCTTTCCAACAATATCAGTCGATTTCCACTTGAAGCCAGTTCTCAAAACTCTAGATTCCGTTCCGAATTTCAAGTCCATTGCTTCCTCGTTTAAAGCTCTCCCTGCCAATTTGTGTTCCGAGTTCATGATCTGTCCTGCTGACACCTCCTTATTTGCATTGGTTTGTACCAATGAATGAGTAGGTGGTCCTTGTCCTGTAAATCCGTAACAAAAATCTGATCCTGAAGCTGCCGTTCTTCTCGCCACTCTTCTTCTCACTTCCAAATAAGATGGTATATCAATCGGGTGTTGATTTATCTCCTCTAACGCACTATTTATAGCTTGCGAGTACTCTTTGAAATACCTGTTTCCCCACATGGAAGCCAATTCAATCGCTGCTAGGCACTCATCTCTTAAAGACTTGTTGCCGTTTCGAGTCCAGTGTATCGTTTCTTCTAACGTCGACTTCTTCAATGCTCCACAATACTGACCATCGTACAGAATAGGGTGTGCTCCTAGGAATGTAATCTCTTCAAAAGTTCTAAAGTCGTCTTTCAACTCTTCATCCTTTTTGTCTGAGGTATACACTTGTCCCAGAATCTCCATCCCGTCCCTTATCTGAAATGGTGTCATAAAGGGGGCCGCCTCTTCACTAAAACAATAAATATGATCGTCACCTAAAACCTTCATTCGGACATGCTTATTAAACTGCAAGTGCGGACACTGCAATATAAATACATATCTTAAATAAAGATCATGTGCAACCGTATTCATTAAAGTAGTAAAGAAACACCCAGAATAATGCGTATGTCTGAACCAAACCTTATGCTTAGCGATTTGTGCCGGAGACCATCGTTGTTGATTAGTAAAGGATCTATATCCTTCTTCACTAACCAAACCCTTAGCCCAGTCTCCAACAATCTCGTAAGCAATCTTCCATACGTCAGAGTTTGATCTCTTGTCCCAGTTCTTGAAGTCACCAGCAACAAATTTGCTACCAACTTCGCGTAAATAATCGTACATCGGGTGCATGTCATGTGAATATTGATTCATACCCACAGCTGAGCATGTAGTATAGTACGATGAATTAAACGCCGCTAGAACAGAACCAAAGATCATCCTGTAACCTACGGAAGCCACTACACTGTCGCAGTAAACGATTCTTGTACGTTTTTGATCGATTTTAGACTGTGTTACAGCTTCATCTTTCAAAAATGCCAAGAACCGAGTCTCGACGTCTCTTCCTGCATCGACATCTTCTACAAATTTAAGAACCATTTTCTTAAACTCCGGGTCGATACAAATGTCTCCTTCGCTGTTAAACCAGAAGAAGTCACTCTTTCCTCGTTTCTTCGCCACTTTGCAGAGTGGATATCCTGATGATGTTAATACCTTCAATGAAGATAAAATACCAGGAACTCCACCGCAGGCTTCCTCAATTGTCAACCTTCGTTTTCCCATTGGCCACTTTAGATTCTTCTCCCAATCTAAAGCGGCGGCCTCCTTGATTTCTGCTAAGATCTTTTCATCCAATGTTGGTGAAATATAGCTTAATGTGTCATTAACCATATTAATCATTGGATCTTCTCCTCCTGCTCTTTCATCTGCTGGTGAAAGTAGCGGTTTCTGCTTCTTAGCAGCCCAAGGCAAATGTGGTGAAATTGCCGAGGGTGTGAGCTTACTAACTCTATTTTGGAAGACCACTTCATCGCGCGAAACTTCTTCTACTCGCAATAAGTTTGGTCCAAAATAGGGCATTTCTGCTCCTTGTGCTTGAAACTCAACATTTGATTCCAGAGGTATAGTACCATCATCACTTAAAGCTGAATTAATATCTTCTCTAGTAACGATTACTGCCATACCAAAGGTGTCAAAACCATCTGAACCTCCTGCAACATGCATTCCCATTATCTTGCCTGGACAAACCTGTCCCACTGACTTGATAACGGATCCGCAATCTCCTCTCTCTGTTGGATACTTGTAGTACAAGCACTCTCCGAGCTCAAACTTTCGTTCACCGCATCTGTAGTTCTTGTTTACAGCTTTTCCAACCATGGTGTACTTGTCAACTCCTTCTAACGTTATCACTCCTGAAGTTGATTTGAAGTCTGCAACATCCTCATATGACCAGAAATTTCTGGTCACATCCGGGAAACAATTCATTTTCTTGTCCAAAAATGTAACAAAAACTAAATCGCTCTCTTCACTTGTTCTCAACATCGAAGAATCAAAGGTCAACTCTGAAGTTGCTCCTCTGAACCTGACTTTCATCGGGGTTCCATTTGGAACCACTTTGCCGTCCTTCAAAAATGAATGGTAGTAAGTCATAAAAGTTTGTCCTCTTATTGGGAAACCATTATGTCTTACACCATCAATTTCAAAGAAAAACTCACTCGGTCCTTGTCCCTTGTGGAACACTTTCTTTACCTGTGGTGTCGTCGTTTGTCTCGTCGTTGGTGGGCTCTGTCCAAAACAGATTGTTGCCTCTTCCGTGTCTTCTGGACTACTCTCTCCTTTGAAGAATCTCCTAATCGACCAAATAATAACAAAGATACCAACCCAAGCGGCTGTATTTCTCGCTGTTGCTACAATTTGATCCTTTGCTCCTTTGACTTCAAAGTCAGGAATATGTTCATCTTGTGATCGAACGATCACAACTGGCATCTTTCCTAAACTAACAAATTTGTCCAGCACAATCTTTCCCCACATTTCTTCCAACTTCTTTCGGTAGACTTCATCATCGCCTGCATAATCCGTGTCGTATTCATCTGGTAACAAATCCTTGCTAGTGATCACAAGACTCGGCTGAATTCCGCCATGTAAAGTTACATAGCTTTCTTTCGCTCCTCTTGCAATACACGTCGGGCAAAGGAAGTTGTGAACAACACTCTCATCATGCTTGTGGGCAAAATTTGCCGAACAATAAATTGTCCGATCAAAGGTTCGCCCATCTCTGGTGTAAAGTGTTCCGTCTTCATTCAAAACAGGTTCCTTGAATTCTCCTAGACACTTATGTCTATGAATCCTTCGAGGCTCCACATTTGAATGATCCAACTTGGCTATCAAATCCTTCTGCGTCACAGGTGGTGAGATATCACTCTCTGATCCTTCTGAACAGGTCTCAAAGTTTATATCTGGAATGGGTTCGTGTCCAACTCTCTCAGCAAATCTAACAACTGCCTTTCCGTAGGCTTCAATGAGGGTTTTGAAACTCATAAGTTCCGAATCCGTCATGTCGCTCCTAAAGTATACGTAGTTCAATATCTTTGCCTTGACGTCATCCATGATCGTTTTCACTCTTTCCATTGAGACTTTGTGTAATTTATTCAGCTTATTCTTCAGATTCTTCAAATCCTTCGAAAGCATTCGCCTCTCCTCGTCGTCCATTGATCGGGAGGTGCTTGCTCTCGGAGAACCTGAAGGTCCTTGTGAAGAAAAACTAAACAAACTAAACAAAGCATCAGTCAATGACTGCGGCTCATTTGGTATTCCTCTAATTTCTCTCATCGCTTCCTCTAACAATTCCGTTGGGGTCTTATCAGGTTCGATAGTTGAATTCTGACTCTCATCAATCTTCTTGCAGATTTCTCTATGTCTCTCGTAGGCATCTCGCAAGACTACTACGAGTTCGTTGTATGTCAAACCTTTGACTGGAACTCCTTGATTCGGTTCTACTGGCTCTAGGTCAAATTTCAACCAAACTAGTTCTCTGATCTG